GTATCTTTAAAGAGCGTATGCCTAAGAAACGTCTAACTCAGGAATGACTAAATCACATCTAATAATGTGCTTAGCGCTTCTACTAAGCTAACACCATCAGCAGGGGAGTAGACATATGCTCTAATATTCGGCCGTTTTGTAGCAAGTCTTGCTACTTCTTTCCATTGCGTATCGCCTGTCGGCGCACTAAATAACGCATGCGCTTTATTAACCATTTCCTTTTTATTCGTGATTAAAGTCACTCTTGTTTTCAAAATGGATTTGGAATCCGCCTTCTGCTTCTCTTTTCCAAATATTTCTCTTAAACCCTTCTCACTATCCACCCTCAGAAATTGTACATCTGCGAAATTCTGCCCTTTCTTTTTCATTGCACCCCCATGTAATTTCAAAATCCTCTTTACTCTTTTCAACTCATCCATTTGTTCATTCTTCACTTCCTCACCTATACCTAACCGTTTTAAAAGCTGCGCCCCCACTTCCAAGAAGCAACTCGGCTTTATAAAATTCAACACTCCCACACTTGATTTTATCTCACCATCAAACCGTTTATCTAATTCCTCTTCTATTTCATCTGATAATACATAATAATTTAGTCGCTGAATAACTTTCTCTTGACTCGATTCACCTGCTCCTCGTTGCCCTCTATTCTCCGTCCCTCCCTCTTGTGTATTTTGTGCTTCCTCTTCTCGTTTATCCAGCAGTACGGACATGTGTGAGTGGGTTTTCGATTGCTCATTCCTTCCAGCTCTTGTATTGGTGTCTCGATTATTGTCTCCAGACTTAGGTTTGTCGTTTCTGGCACCATGTATCCTCGTATCTTTGCCGTCACTGTCACATCGTAGTAATCTCTCATGTTCCAAACCTTGTGCTCGTACTCTGGATCCCGCATCATGTGGTTTATCATCCTGACTACAATTACTGCTTGCATCACCAGTCTCAACTTTACTTTCCGTCCGTTTCGATCCTTCACTCGAAGACTGTTTCTCTGTGTCCTTTATCTCTGAATCCTTATCACTTATCTGCCAGTCTCTTAAATCTATAGACACTCCTCTACTATTAAGAACATCCCTGCATTCTGATATCACATCACCTGGAGCTAGCAAAACTATTCTTGACATCTGCACTCTTTTTAAC